TGCCCGGCTCGAGGGAGTCCCACTCGGGCGACTGGTCCGCGTTCGTCGTGCCCAGCCCCGTCGCGCTGCCGTCGACGTCCGACGTGATGACTGCCAGGCACGCGGCGATCTTCTGTTTCATGAGCGTCGCGTCGTCGAACTCGTCGAAGTCCTTGAACTTGAGGAGCACGGGCGCGAACCACGAGGCCGCGCGCACCTGACCAGGGCGCTGCTGGCGATAGATGTGGAGCACGCTCTCGGCGGGCACGCGATACGACTGCGCGCTCGTCATGGCCAGGACGGAGCCGGGGTGGTCGCGGAAGAGCCAGTACGCGACGCGTCGGCCGATGATGTCGAACTCGACGCCGTGGATGATCCTGTTCTGGCCTACGACCTTCCCCTCGCCGTTCCTGACGTCGAACGATCCCACCTTCAGCGTGTCGATGTAGTCAGGGTCGAGGACCTGGATCTGCATCGGGATCGCGAGGCCATCTTCCGGGCGGCGAAAGCGCCGGCGCACCAGGACCTCGCCCGACTCCACCACCGTGCGCATCGCGAGGTGCTGAAGGCCGTAGAAGTCGTTTCGACCGTCCGAATCGCAGTCGGTCGACTCCGCCCACGCCTTCCACAGGTCCATGGCGCGCTTGTTCTTCTTCGCCGCCTTCGCATAGATCCCCCACCCCACGACGTGGTCGCAGATCGTCTCGAGGGCGCTCTCTGCGTGGCCGTTGTTGCGGACCAGGTCGCGCGCGACCTCGCGCAGGGTCGAGAGCGCCGGGCCCTGGACCGAGTTCGCATCCCCCGAGCCGCGCTTCCAGCCCTGAGTGCGGCGCCCCTGCGACGCCGCCTCGTAGTGCCGGAGCATCACCTCCGCGGCCGCGCGCGCGCGGATGCGACGCAGCGCCACCTGCGGCGCCACGTATCCGATAGCGCGGTCGAGCCAGTTCCCCCGGATCGCCTCGATCCGCTGCAGGTCCTGCCGTTCTGCGATGAGCGCGCCCATCACGCCCCCTTGCTGGTGGCCGCCAGGCGGTGATTCCTGGTGGCGCCGTTGACCTGGCCCTCCATCACCGCCAGCAGCTTCAACATGTCGTCGGCGGTGCGGAAGGTGAATTGCTGCCCTGCGATCGTCATCGACTGGATCGCGGAGCCGCTGGCGATCGCCGCCTTGAGCTTGTCGATGTCCGTCTGTGTCCAGGCCATTGCGGTGTCTCCTATTTCTTCAGCCAGCCGCCGTCACGTCGAGGAAGCCAGCCCTGCCGTTTCGGGCGAGCCGCGGAACCGTCGTTCGGCGTGCCGCCGCCACCGCCACCAGGCGTCGACGTCGGCGGCGTGGCGACCATCCGCTCGAGCGCCGCCCAGTCCGTGTCCTTAAGGCGGTCGAGGCCCGCAAGCATTGCCGCCGCGCGGGAGTACACGCGCGCGTCGAGCGCGTGGTTCTCCCTGCCCGGGATCAGCTCCCATTCCATGCGGACGAAGCCCTTGCGGTTCTTGCGCATGATCAACTGCTCGGCCGTGATCTCGCGGAAGAAGTCCTCGCCGTACTCGGGAAAGTGGCACCAGCCAGCGGGGTACGGCTCACCATCCGCAGGGCTCTCGAGGCGAAGCCAGCCGTAGAGCTCGCTCTTCGCGATCGCGCCGCAGACGGGCCACATCTTGTAACCGCTGACCGACTTCCTCCCCTTGAGGTTGATGTCGACCGTCGTCGGCGCGCCGATGAGGATGCCGCCGCCCTCGACGCCCTTGATCGCGATGACGCGGTTCAATGGGTACTGGCGCGCCCACGTGTACACCTGCTGTGTGTTGAAGCCGGAGTCCACCGCCAGCATTCGGATCGGCATCTCCGCGCCGAGCTCGTGGGTGAAGGTGCGCCCGAGCAGGGCGTCGAGTTCCTTCCACGGCCCCTTCTCGAGGTCGGCGGTGTCACCCGGGAACACGCCGTAGTCGATCGACCACGACTCCTTCCCGCGGCCCCACGCGACGACCTCGAACACGATGCGGTCCTTCTGCACATCGGCGCCGGCGGTGAGGATGAGGCCGCCGCGCGGCACCGTCCTCAGCTCGTAGGTCTCCCGCCGCTCGTAGACGCGCTTCCACTCGGGCGCCTCGCCACGGTCGGCCCAGGTCTCACCGAGGACGGTATTCGTGAAGACGCGAAACTTCGCAGGGTTCTTGTGGACCGCGACGAACGCCTTGGCGATCTGGCCCCACGACATCCAGCCCACCGGGGAGTAGAGAGCGCTCAGGTGGTACCCGCGCACCTTCGGATTGGCGTTCTTCTTCTCGGCGATCCATTCCCCGCGGGCGAGCAGCTCCGTCTTCTGGCGATCCTCGATCCTGCCGTCGCATCCGCGGCACAGGTACACGGCCTGCTCTGGCCTGAGGCCCAGCTTCGACCAGGTGAGCCGATCGAACGTGAGCGGCTGCATCTCGCCGCAATGCGGGCACGGGATGTAGTACCGGCGCTGGTCGCTCGCCTCATACGCGCGCTCGATCGCCGATGCGCCAGCGATGGTCGGCGTCGAGACCTTGATGCGCTTCCGGCGCGCGAAGGTGCGCTGCCGGGCCTCGGCCAGGTCGATCGGATCGCCCTCCTCGTCTACGTCGGTCGGGTAACCGTCGATCTCATCCAGCAACAGCCAGCGCGCGGGCATCGAACGGAGGCCGACAGCACTGTTCGCCCCCGTGATGATCAACACGCCGCCCATGAATTCCTTGGCGAGCATGCTGTTGTCGGAGTCGCGCGCGAGCGCGTCCGCGACCTTGCCGGCGAGACGCGGCGTGTCGTCGATGAGCGGCGCGATGCGTTGCTTCGAGAACCGCTTGGCGAGATCGACCGTGGGTTGCACGATCATCGCCGGGCCCGGGCTGTGGTCGATCAGGTAGCCGAGCGCGTTCAGGATGCACTCGCTCCCGCCGATCTGCGCTCCCTTCTGGAACACGACCTCCTCGACGTCGCTGGAGGCCGAGAGTGAGTCCATGATCTCGCGCAGGTACGGCGTGCGCGAGGTGCGCCACGGGCCCGGCTCGGCGCTCGACTTCTGCGGGAGGCGGCGGTAGTTGTCGGCCCAGTCGCTGACGAGGAGCTCCGGATCCGGTCGGATCCCCTCCGCCCAGCCGTCTCGCACTGGCCGGCGCGTGTCACTCATCGTCTTCACCGGAATCGGGCTCATCTTCGAAGGCAGCGATGACGGCGGAAGCGTCCTCGAGAGCCTTCCGGAGTTCAGCCGTGAGGAGTCGATGGACTCGATCGACATCGACCTCGGCGGCGAGATCCGCGGAAAGGCGGTCAGCGACGTTGAGGACAGAGTCGCGCACAGCGCGAGCAGCGCGGAACGCATCACGCTTCGCCTCGACGGCATCGACGAGCCGGCCCCGCTTCTGTTCGTTGTCTAGCGCGAGCTGCTGCTCGCGTTGGACCGCGACCCGCAGCTGCGCCTGGGTGAGCGTCGCAGGCGCGCCCTCGGGCCCCGCGGCCGGCGGCACCTCCGGCGTGGGCCCCGGCTTCGAAGCGCCGGCGCTCCACTCCTTCGCCGCGAGCTCCGGGTCCTTGATGAACGGCCGGCCGCTGGCGTGACCGATCGACTCCTTCAGCCGACCGGTGGCGATCGCCTTGCCCACGGCGGTGTGGGAGACGCCGAGGCGCTTCGCCAGCGCCCGGATCGAGATTCGCGCCGGCGCCTTGGCGGCCTTGGCCTTGCGCGACCGCCGCGCCATTCACGGGGCCTCCGTGGCAACCGGAAACCCATCCCAGACCCTGCGCGCTAGCGCAACATCGCGAGGGGGCTCCCCCGCAGGCAAAAATCGGGAGAAGGACCCGTGGCACGGGGGCCTCGCCTTCCATCGTTCGTTGCTGTACGTGTCTGCATCGAGCAGAGCTTTTGATATGAATCCAAGTCCATAGCTCCAACGAGGCAAGAGCACGACGCGATGAAGCGAAGAAGGGCTCACCGACATGGGCATTCCTTCCAGCGGCGGTGCGTGGGTGACCCGAGCAGGGGGCTCCTGGTACATGCGCTCGTCGACGGCGTTCTCGTGGAAGGCGCCCTTGCAGTCGGCGAAGGTGGCGTACCAGGCGTCGGGTACGTTGCGGCTATGCGTGACGGGGATGTTGATGGAGCAGTTCCCGTCCTTGTCCCTGCTCGCACAGTGGTACGTCGTCCACACTTCCACGTGCTCTGGCTCGAACCGCCGCGTGATGTACGTACAGGTCTCTTCGCAGCTGACGGTGTTCGACACGATCCACCAGACAGCCACGATGGCCACGACGACGGCGCCCGCCACCAGCAGGATGTGACGCCCCTCCCGCACCTATGCCCCCCCGCCCTGATGACCCCGCCCCACCTGCGAGGCCCCCCCCCGGGAATG